ATGGGAATTCTTTCTTTCCTACTTTTGGCATTACTTCTTCTTCGCAATCTTCTTTACTGCTGCCTTCTTAGCAGGAGACTTCTTAGCCATCTTCATTTTCATAGCCATTTCTTCCATCTTTTCTGCCTTCTTGTACATCTTGCCAGCCTTGCCAGCCATCTTCTTACCCATCATTTTATGCTCCCAGTTCATTGATTGTTTTTGCTAGTGACTTATCTATCTTGCTTGCATCAGGCATACTGTCACCCTTGTAGGCTTTGCCCAAATTCTCTGAGGCTTTGTAAGCCTGTTCAATCTTGGTCATAGATGTACCTGATGGTTGAATGCCCTGTCGTCTTGCTTCTTTGTAAGCATTCAATTCTGAGTTGAATTTCTTGTTGCTCATATTCTTATTGCTGTTGGCATCACCAGTATTTAGTTCTAGTGTCTTTACCTTGCAGCCAAAGCAATCATCACCACAATCAATGTGGTTGAACTCAATCTCTTCTGATTCAAATGGTTTGTCCTGCGTCTCATCACATAAGACACAACCCCACTTGACAGCCTTAAAGTCATAGTTCCCATCAAAGCCCCAGTCAAGAACTTTGCTGATATGGATATGTTCCATTGTCCCCTACTGTTCTGTGAAGTTTGCTTCTGTAATCCCTACATTGCCAGCAATAAGTGCTGCCTTTGTTGCGTCATCTACTGTGTGGTTATAGCCACCTCGGTAGACCTGTGGATATTGATTAAGGTCTTCATCCATTGGATAACGAATTTGCTTATAAGTTCCAGACGGTTGCATAACGATTGTTACGCCTCTGTCTTGACGATAGAAGTCAAATAGGCGACCTTCGCCAATTGGTCCTTCTAATACTGTTGGTGTTACGAAAGTCCAGTTAGCCATTAGTCCTCCTTAGTGAACTCACCATAAGGCTAGGTTTCCCTAGCCCTACAGTCAATCAACTCAATTAGAGAGCAGCGATTGATGAACCTGAAGTGATTCGGTATAGAGCCTCGTCACGGTAAACTGCGAAGCCGAGTACGCCGTACCAACCCATTGGGCGGAAGCGCATCAACTTATCAGTTACGTTACCGATAACTACGTGTGGCTCTTCTGCTACTGCTTCAGCCATAGCCTGAGCACCGCAGAGGATTGTATCAAAGACACGTGTTACTGGAGTTACTGTAACTGTTGTAGTTGCTGTAACTGCAGCAGTGTTTGCTGTGTCAACTGTGATTGTTGTTGTTGAACCAGTTGTTGAGATAGCAGTAATCTTGGCACCTGAAGCGATACCTGTTCCTGCAATCTTGTCTCCTGCTTCTGCACGAGATGCGATAACAGATGATGAAGCAACGCCGAATGTGAATCCTGCTGATGTTCCTGCAACTGTTACTGCTGTTGTTGTAAGTGCTGTCTGGTCTGCACCTGACTTCGCTGAGTAAAGACGTGGTGACTCTACGAAGAATGCGCCTTCGTACTGACCGATTTCGCCAGCCCAAATCTTATCAACTGAAGGAGTTGTCTGAGCGTGAACGAAGTTCCAGCCCATATTTCCTGTTTCTGCACGAAGGTCGTGTGAAACTTCTGGGTGGATACCAGCCCAGTATGCAGTTCCGCGACGAGCCTTTGCCTTGTTAGCACGCAACTTTGCTACAGCGCGACGGATGTCTGCTGAGTCAATTGTGTCTGCTGCATCTACGTTAGCAACCGCTGTTGCGTTACCTGCGTAGATGTTGTTTGAACCTGAGCGAAGTGTTGTCATTGCAACTGAGTCAATAGAATCTGCAGCGTTGTACGCAATGATGTTTGCAATACCTGGGTCTACATCTGCTAGAGAGAACAACTGTAGAGCACGTGTTACAAGAACTGAGTTACCGAACTCTTGTAGTGTTACTGTTACTGTTGTTGGTGTTGACAATGCTACTGCATCTGGGTCAACTGTCTCTGTTAGTGCAGATGTGGTCTGGTCTAAATCAACCCACTTCTGTAGGACAACTGTCTGTCCTGGGAATGCTTGACGTGCTGGGCGCTTATCTGCGACTGAACGAATTAGTGGTTCAGAACGGAGAGCAAACTCTAGAAGACGGTCATACGCCTTCTGTACTAGACCAGCACCACCTACTGTACCGCCTAACGAACCGCTAGAGGTATCTGTATATTGGTTGGACATTGTTTGGTCACCTCCAAGTGACTATGAACGGATAATTACTGCTGCGAACGGAGCAGGTCAATTACATCTTCAGCGCTTGATGCGTTGTCTAGACGTAGATTGAAGTCTTCTGCTCTATCGGGAGTTATGGCACTCTGAGAAATTGTGTCCTGTTGACGCAATGTTGAAAGATTTTGTTCTTTCTGAGTGTCCTGCACCTGTAAACCAAAGAGGTCAGCATTGTCATCAAGCCAGTTTGAAACTGAATCTTCTGAAAAATCGCCTTCCAAGTCTTTAAGGATAAGGCGTGCAGCCTTCTGATTAACTCCCTTTTTCTCCAGGATTTCCTTGACTGTACGCTCACGCTGCGACTTGGATAAACCCTCAAGTTGCTCTGTGAGTTCCTTAATACGCTTCTCATCAGCACGCTTGGCTTTTCTTAGTTTCTTAACTAAGTCTCCGCCTTCGGCTGTGGAATCCATATCTAGGTCGTCGTCTTCATCATCCCAGTAATTGTTGTTGCTCATAGCAACCACCCTTTCTATTCGTTGTTAGTTCGCAGACCACGATTGCCACTAGGGGGAGTGGGTCGGCTTCTGCTTCCAGTCTTATACGCCTGATAGTGCTGGTAGGTCTATCAAGGATTCTTAGAATTGACCCTGTGCTGCTTGGGTCAGACCTGTGCGGGCAATACCTGAACGCCCGCTAAAGGATGCAATCTCACGTGATGTCAAACGTTCACGCTTGCGCTGTGCTTCTGCAAGAGAGTTAAACACTTCTTGCTCTGCTTCAGCCAAACCGTAACCTGCTTCAACTCCACCATAGATTGCTGAAAGTTTTTCTGCAGTAGGTAGGATATCTGCGATAGTCGCATAACCCTTTTGTGCCTCTGCTTGAGTAACGCCCTGTGCTGCAAGTTGGTCAGCAACTGACAATCCAACATTGATTCCTTGACGCGCTGCTGCTGCTCCAATTTCTGCAGTTGCAACCTGACGTTGAATCTTAGGTAGTTGTTGGTTAGGGTCAAGAACGTATGCAACAAGGTCTGTGCTACCAATTCCATAGTAGTCACGTAGTTGCTTGGCTACTGCAGGGTCAGCATTTTGTACACGCTGTACTGCTGTTACTACGCGGTCAGATAGTTCTGCTGCTGACACGTCATTAGAAATGAACTGACGTACATAGTCATCTGTATCAAACTGCTTTAAGCCATAGGCACGAAGTACTTGGCGGTAGCCATCTTCTAGGTTAAGGTACTCAGCAGGTGTTAAAACCTGAAGTCCCTTCTTAAGGCGCTCAGCATTACCAGCAAATCGCACCTGATACTCTGGTGTCTCCTGTAACTGCAATGTAACTGTAGCCTCAGATGCGCCTTCAATAGCAAGGTCACGAATCTTTTGAGCCAATGAACCTAAACCATACTTGTTGAATCGGTCAGTAAGAACTGCAATAGTTGACTGACGTTGATTCTGAAGAGTTGTGCCTTGAGATAGAACTACTGTTCCACCATTACTTAAGACACCAACTGTATCGCCAGTTCTCTGGTCAACATATGTTGTTGTTACTGTTGTGCCTGTTGGAATCTTTGCATTGTTTACATTAATTGGATTGCCACTTGAGTTATATACAACTGAAGTTGTACCAGTTGTCATATTACTAGCAGCATTTACTGGGGTTGTTCCAAAGTCCTGTGGTACTGGTTCACCCTCTGTATAAAACTTTCCACCAGCATCATACTGAATGGCTTTGCCATCCTTAAATAGAACACCAGGTCCAAGTTGAGAAAGTCTTGCTACCCATTGAGCCAATGATTCGCCAGGCATTTGTTGACCTGGCTCATAGGAGTTTCCCATCTCATCAAAACCTACACCCTTTGGTAATGATGATGCTTGTGGAATAATAAATCCTTTTGAACTAACTTGATACTTGGCTCCTGTTGTCATAACAGTTCCATTATCTAAAAGAATGTTTAAGTTTCCTGTGCGTGGGTCAATCTGATATCCAACTGAACCACCCCAAACATTATTGCCAGCATTAAGAGCGGCTGATTCCTCATCTGTATATGCTTTACCAGTCTTAGGATTACGACCAAAGATAGCCTCGCGGGCTGCGTTATCCATTGGCTTGAATTCTGTGAATTGACCACTTCCACCAATTTTATCTGGAGAATCTCCAGGACCAATAATAGGTTGTGGTCCAATTAGTTTGCCTTTTTTAATATCTGTATTAACAGGTGAACCACCTGCTGCTAAGTCAGCAGCCCTTGCAGCAGCGAGTGTGCGCTCATACTCTGCATTGGCAGCATCTTCAATTGCTTTTAAGCGAGCAGTTTCTGCTGCTGAAATTGCTGGTGTTATTGCAGTCGCTGCTGCTTCTGCAACTTGAGCGAGGTTATCTGCAACCTCAATAGGAGTAACCGCTGGTTCAGCAGTTGGTGTTTCCTGCTTAGGTGCTTCACCAGTTGCTGCTAGATAATCAGCATAAGACATACGGTCTTCTTCTGGAAGTTGTTGCTGGAATCTATTCCATTGCGCTGCTGTCATTGCCATTATGCAATCCCCCAATCACGAAGTACCTTTAGAGATAAACTATCCATTACATCCCTAGCATTGTTTGTGTATTCCCAACGTGCATCTGAACGTAGTTCTTTTTCAAACTGCCATAGTGGCTTAACTGTTGGCTTACCATCAGGTCCTATGTTCTGTAAAGCCTTACGCAAAGTAGGGTCTTCGTAACCAATTGAGTCTGGGTCAACCTCAAGAATGTTTGCCATTGTTGACTTGTATGCTGAAGCCAAAGCATCTAGGCTAATGCCCTTGTCAATCTGGTCTTTATAAACTGGATAGGTGCTGGCAGCGTCCATACGAATCTTCTCTTGAACATCAGCAATAGTTGTTAGACCAGCAAAGATATCCTTTGAGTAACTGTCATATGTATTCTGGTTGTAAGAGATACCAAATGAATTGGCATATGACTTAAGCGTATTAACCTGAGATAAGGTGTTGCCACCAATCTTGCCTTGGAATGCTCCAAGTGCCTTTACATCTAGTTCCTGGTCTGATAGACCACCTAGGTAGGCATCTTCAGTTACCGTATTAAATACTTCTTCAGGTAACTTAATGCCAGATTGAGCAAGGCGTACCCTTTGATTAGCGCGATATTTATTAAGGTCTTGTAGATAGACAGCATTGCGCCCCAATTTCATTTCATTGCGTGTCTGAGAAATATCAGATACTTCTGTGAAGTACTTGCTTGCACGCCAGTATCGTTCTGCGTCAGTTATGTTGTCGGCAAGAAATGCTTCCCAAGCAAGTCTAAGGTTGGTGTCATCTGGTCTGCTATCAATGAGAGTCTGAGTCAGACCCTTCATACTTGCAGCCTTAGCGCCTGTACTTATTTCATTTGCAACAACATCAGTTGCATCAGTTGCAGTAGGTGTTCCAGGACGACCCTTTGGATACTTCTCATCAAAGAATTCTCTAGCGCGGGTGCGCTGCATAGTGTCTTTAATATTTTTGATAGCAGCAAGTTCTTGGTCGTATGCAATCTGTTCTTTTGTGTCAGCCACTATACTTCCTACCTGATTCCTCGGATGAAGTCAATAAAGTCAAGACTTTTCTTTTCTTCATAGTCTTCTGTTCCAGTAATCTTGCTTTGAATAAAAGCCTGTGCTTTTTCCTGGCTGTAGCCTGGTGTTGTTACTGAGTAAGATTCCTTAAGACCAGTCTTAGGATTGATGCGAGTCTTGTTAGTAGTAACAGTTCCTTCTTCAATCATCTTCTGGATTGCTGTGTAGAAATCTTTGCTCTCGCTATCGGTAGGCTTGCGACCTAAAGTCTTTGAGATTGTGTCGCTAATAAGTCCTTGGACTGTAGCCTTGTCATACATATAGACCTGACGACTAGGAAGATTCTCTTTCTTCTTTGGCGCAGTCTCCTTTGCATACCATTGTAGGTACATCTCAGGTGTAATCTTTTGCTGACCTTCAGATGTTTGGTACCAATCTGCAGCACCATCTACTGCCATCTCCCACAACATACGTCCCTTAATTGGGTCAGTATCAAATCCATACTTCTTAAGTGCTGCGTTCCACTTTGCTTTAACTGCTGGGTCTGTTACGTATAACTTCTTGGCATCATTAAGTGGAACGGTTCTGTCAGACTTACCCGCTGCGATATTATATCTAACACCAGTTGGACTCATAGTTGTTGAAGCAGGGTAGGCTTGAGCACCTAGGTAAACAGTTCCAGGAGCGTAGCCAGTACCAGCAGAATCTCCTCCACCGCCCAGTTTTTGTCTTGCCTTATCTGCTGCACTCATTATAAGCCCTTCCGAAGGTCATCATTTTCAAGTATGCGTGTATAGATTTTGTTGAAGGTAACATCTTGGTCAATCAAATCACCAATGAACTCGTCCCAGATTGCCTTGATATCAGCGTTGCCTTCATTGTCAATTGACTTTGACTTGCGCTGAGCCAGAGAATTAACAACTAACTCACGGACTTCTAGGTATTCCTTCACGCTCTTCATATCAGAACGATTTGCAAGACGTGGGTCTTTGATTGCCGTGTTAGCAAACTTCAGGAAGTTGTTAACCTTATTGGTATCAATCTTTCCTCGGACAGTTGCCCAGTCTGGATTCTCCATAGATAGGTCATCAATAAACTCTTGCTTAATTTGCTTAAGGTCTTCTGCGCCCTTTGAGTTTAATGACTTAAGACCACGAGCAATACGCTGTGCTTCAATCAAATCATTAATCTTGTTGTACTCAATCCAACCCTTTTCAGCATTAGTCTCCTTGATAGCCTCATAAGGGTCCTGTGATTCACGGAACTTTGTTGTGCTACCTGGGGCAACAGCCATCTCACGCTGCTTCTGATAGACAGTAGGTGAGAACTGACCAGCATTAGCATCTCCTACAAGGAACCAACCGAACTCAGGGTTCTTTGCAATGAGGTCTGATAGTTCTTTGCTTCGCTTATCTGCCTCAATAGTGGCACCAATACCTGTATTGTTCTTAGATAGGCTAGTTGTGAAGAGGTAGAAATCCTCACCATATGTATCATAGAACCTATCTGCAGCAGTTATTGGGTTCTCTTCACGTAAACGGTGGTACTCATCAATGTAGTATTGATAAGGAGAACGAGTGCTGGTAGCAAATGGAAGTACTAAACGTGCTGCTGCTTCCATACTAAGGATGCCTTTAACTCTATTGTTAATTTCCTTAGCAGTAGGAGATGTTGCACGAAGACCTGCGTCATACTTTTGGTTTTCTTCTGCTGCAATAAGAACTGTTAGGTTCTTACGCATAGGGTCATTCTCGTCAAAGATAGCCATAATCTTACGAGCACCTGCAGATTGAACAACTAAGTCTTTCCATCCTGTGCCATCTGCGCCGTAAGGCAGGATTTCCTTAACCAAAGCATTGCGCTCTAGGTCAGGAATAGCCTTAACAATTGCAGATGCAGGGAACTGTACGAACCAACCTGCTCCTGGGTTCCACCACGCACCACCTTGGAAGATGAGATTGAGTGATGGCTTAGGAATTGCAAGAGGTCGTCCATCTACTTTACCTAATGTAAGACGCTTAGTCCATTCACCAGGAAGATTAATGTATGTAATGCCATCACGTTCTTCAACCATACCTGAACGGTCAGGTGAATCGTAGACTGTTTGCAGTTTACGGATAACTGATGGGTCATTAAGAACAATGCGTCCCCACTTTTCAGCCACGTCAGCAAATGCTCCGAAGAAGGGGAACACATACTTAAGGCTTTTCGCAGAAGATACACGCTCTGATGTATCGTAAAGAGTACGACGTAGTTCTGCTCTAGCCCATTGACGGGATGAGTTCTCTAGTTTACGCAAGTAAGCCTGTGGAATATCCTTGCCTGGGTATGTTTCAATAGCATTCTGTACAGATGCTGCCATACGCTTGCGATATAGGTCAATAAAGAGCGGATTACGTACTAATTCAGATTCTGGGATTTCTCCCATTACTTTGTAGAAACCTTCTAGGAAATCTCCCCACATACGGGAAGCAACACCAGTTCCGTTGGCTGCACCTATCTGTGCTGCGTTTACATCAGGACGACGTGTGGTATCTGTACCAAAATACTTCTTGATATCCTCAAGAGTAACAGCACGCTTAGAAGCAATAGCCTTTAACTTAGGATTAACCCAAGATGGAAATAGACTTTCTACGTTAAGCATATTGGCTTCAGCGATAGCACGAGCATCACGACCCATTGCAAGGTTCTTAAGAATCTTACGACCCTCTGGGTCCTTCAATAGGAACATCTCTGCTTCATCAATGAGTTGTTCTCTTGGCTTAGCCTGTAGCATAATAGAAGTCAACTTGCTATTACGTACTTGACGATTTACCACACGGTAGTAAGCGTCTTCCCACATAGCATCTGAGCCCTTGATAACTACGAAGTCACCATTGGTCTCAAAAAGATTCTTTAACTTCTTTGAAGATTCGCTGAAATGGTTATCAACAATCTTTGCTGCATTAGAAATAAACTTCTCTTCAATATATCTAGCACGCTCAGGTGTAGCACCCAAAGCATCCTCATACTTAATGCCATCAACCTCGCGCAAGCCTAGACCATAGCGGTCTTTTATCTTGATTGTGCCATCAAGCATCTTGTCAATTTCATCAATCTCACGCTGAATCTGGATTGGGTCATCTGTATTGTCTAGCATTGAGACCAATTCAGTACGCTTAGTATTTAACTTGACGCTATCGCTCCAGTTGTAGATGTCATCTAGTGATGCACCCTTGAAGCCATTAGAAATAATATTGCGTGAGCCAGCCTTAATCTTGTTAAGGATAACCATAGGTCCTGCTGTGGTGAGGATACGCATATGTCCCTCAGTCACGTTACGGACTGGGTATCCAACACGGGCTAGAACTTCAAACTTAAGTAGTGAATCAAGACCATCAAGAAACTCTTCACCCGCATCTTTAATTGGGCTAAGTTTGTTATAGACCTTACCACCCTTATCAAGACGATTTGCTCGTGTATATCGTGTAAGTACGTTATACATCTGGTCAATGTCCAGAGTTGGCAACTGCTTGACTAACTGAGTCTCGTTCAAAGGTAGTGGAATGACATATGTTGCTTCATCTCCCACAATTGGCTTAACCTTTGCGCCTACTGGTGCCCCTGTTGCAGGGTCAATTGCACCTGTATAAGCACGCTCACGGATAATGTTGTGAGCCTTAGCACGACCTGATGAGAATGTAGACCAAGCCTTACGAACATCTGCTTCTTGGAAACCAAACTGACGAGCAACTGTGTTAAAAAGTTCCTCTTCAATCTGCTGATAAACAACAGAGCGGTCATTTGGGTCAATAGCCTGTGTATACTTTGCAAAAAGTTCATCACGACGCTGCACAGTAAAGGCTGCTTGTTTCATATCAGCCTTGAGTGACTTAATCTCTGTGACAAGTTCCTTCTTAAGTTCTGGGTCTTTGACTCCAGCCTTAAGTTTGTTCTGTGCTTCAGCAATCTTAGTTACATATACTTGACGTTGCTTGTCTGAAAAACCACGAACTCGGTTTAGCATATTGTCAAGAGTCTGAACTGACTGATTGTCTGTGAAATCAATCCAGCCCTTAGGTGTCTTGTAAGCAAAACCAGTAAGAACGCGGAACACTCCACCTGCTGCACCTGCACGAACGTCAATAAACTCTTGACTACGTGATGCTGCTGTACGAGCAAGGGACAAAGTGTCAAACCTTAGAGCCTTGGTTGGGTCAATGATGGCTTCTGTTGCTAACTTCTTACTGATAGCAGCAAGTTCGCCTTCATATTGCTTAGCAAGTTCTACAACGTTTTCATAATCAGGACCATTGTTTGTTAGGTCAAATGTGAACTGTCCAGTTTTCTGGTTGTATCCTGCGCCAAAATATTTAGCGTTAACAACTTCGTCCTGTAATTGTCCAATCTTTGCAGCAATTGCGCTCTGTGTTTCCACTAGACGGTTGGCTGCTGCTGCATCTCCCATAGCCCAATGGATAATATCCATCTTTGCTTGGTGACGAGTAAACTTATCATCAATCTTGTTGGCATCTGCAATCACATCAGCAAATGTTGCTGGGTTAGCAGACTCACGAATAGCCTTGACGCGGAACAAATCAGACTGATTCATACCATCTGTCTTCTCAAGGAAGTCATTCATAGTGGCACGAACACGTGTAGCACGACGACCAGTAACGGTACCAGCCATAATGCCCTTGAGTTCTTCAGCAGACTTAACTGCAATACCTGCAGCCCTGTATCCCGTATACAACTTACCAGCAAAAATTGTTGGGTCAATTGTAAAACGAGCAATTGTGTCAGTTGCTAGAGAACTAAAACGTCCAATATTCTGTTCACGGAAAGCCTGTTCACGTTGAGCCTCATTATAAATATTAAAATCATTTGCTGCAAAAAGCATATGGTCTTGTAAGAACTTATCTGCGCCAGATAGTTTACCCCCACTGACAGTCTTTACTACACCAGAGAATAGTCCCTCAATATCATCAATAGTATTGCCAGCAAATGTACGAACAAATGCACGTCCTGGAGAAATCTCACGAGCAGCATCCCAAGACTTCTTGACATTGTTAAAGTCAAATCCACCCTGATACAAAGGATTGTTTTCTTCTCCAAGTGTTAAGCCAAAAGAAACAATCTGAGATGAGAAGTTATATGCCTTCTCCATACCAGCAAATACTTTGCTCCAGAAACCTGACTGCTGTGCAGCGGGTTGCATTGAACCTGCTGTTTGTTTCTTTGCTGCTTCTTTTGCATTAAAAGATGCAACTGCTTCTGCACGAGTCTTAGGTTGAAGAGATACACCAAACCCCAAAGGTACTGAATCAGACTTGGCAGGGTCAGCAGTTGGATTGTAGTAACTGTTGAATGCTCCCATCACATCAAAGGCAGATGGATTGCCCGCTTTATTCTTGGCTGCTAGAGCCCTCTGTGCGGCTTCGCGTTCACTCATAGAAGATTAGCCCTTAACACCCGCACATAATTACGAAACGCTTGTGAGGAGTTAGGGCTTTGAGCAGCCACTTCCAATGCTGGAAGATAAGAAAGAAGACGTTGCTTGTCCTCGCCATTATCTTGACTGCTTGGAAGCGCAAGTGCTTCAGGTCCCGCTCCTGGTCCTATAGGAACTCCCGTTGTTACTGGCTCATCTGGACGTGCAGACGGTGCATTGATAGGAGTTGCTTCTGGAAGGTTGCGAACTGGATTGCTCGGCTTAAACTTAGGTGTTGCTGGTTGACCTGCAAGAGGTGCTCCTTCTTGCTGCGCCATCATTTCCTGTCCCTGTCCGTATGTACCACCTGAGTAGTAACGAGCAGCCTGTGTACCAGATTGTCCATTGCCACCTGTAGCAGATACATTCGCAGGATTATTTTGTGGTGCAGTTGGACGCATTCCGCCTCTAGGCATCTTCATCCTCCTCTTGTGTGTTGTCAATTACTAATTCACTGTTGAACTCTTCCGCCAAACGCATCATTCCGACTGCGTTCCACGGTGTCATAGCCTCACTTACCTCTGTATGTAAGTAACGACTTCCTTCAAAATCTGCCCACTCTGAGATAAGAACCCAGTTAGAGCACAAGTAATTTGTTCCATCTGCGTCGTTGTCAACCAACATACGCAATGCTTCTTCTACTTTTGTACGAAACTCTTTATTCATTTGGCATACTGCACTTTCGTTAGTACGGGTGGTGCGGTATAGATGTCCCAGTCAGATGCTATTTTGATTGATTTTTCAATCGCATCTGTTGCAATATCTGGAGTAAGGGTCTTGACTCCATCCAATAAAATCTGTAAAGCACCAAGGGCAATAGTGCTACCACTGCCAGAATAATAGATGCCACGAGCATCACGGTCCCAACTATAATCTTCAAAGATAGGATAGATAACTCCGCGCAAAATAATAAGAAATTCTGAATCGTGCGCTGCAGCATCCCCGTCCTCTTTCATATCGTAACCTGAATCAATAAATACTTTACGCATTTCAGGTATAAACTTTTTAGTCACAAAGCCATCAAGGTCTTGTGCATCTACTGCTGTTGGCTTTGGGGCTTTCCAACCAAACTGCAAGATGTTTGAGCCACGTCCTGCACCAGAACCTGCAATCAATACGCCATTGTTCTCAATGATTTTGTGTGTAGCCATAACCATTGGACGACCATCTTCATCTGAAGAACGTGAGTCACAACCAATAGCAGCCCAGCCTTTTCCTTGCACTGCAATTAATGTGGTCATTGTCCCCTCCTTAGATTAAATTTGTCGTGCGCTTCGTACGCTTGCTGTTGCTTCTCCTCCACCAGTTAAACCTGATAGAAGTGTCATTACATCTGGTGGACCACCAGCACCCATTTCCATAGGAGAGCCTCCTACTGGAGCGCCTATGGGAGCAGGGGACGTTTGCTCAACCATTTCAGGGGCAACTCCAGCAGGAGGGACTGGTTCTGCAGGTGCGAATACATCCGCAATCGCATCCTCAAGTGCCTGTCCCTTTTGGCGTGCCTTGATTACTGCAGAAATCTTTTGAATGGTGTCTGTTGGGTCTTCACCAGCAGCAGCCATTTGTGGGATTGCTTGAGACATTGCTTGTAGTCCTTGTAGCAATGAACCACGCATCTTCTCAACTTCAATCTTTTCAAGTTCCTTAGTCACATCAACTGTGAATGGAAGTTCACGCATTGCAAGGTCAGTTGAGATAAGACCTCCGCCTAATGCCTGAAGCATAAAAATAAGTCCCTGTGCTGGGTTAAGACCTGCAAGCATTCCGTAACGAACATCTGCAGAGTAGTCACCCTTGATGTCCTTGCGTGGGTTGTAGGTAATCTCATAAGGAGAACCTGAGTCAACACCACGGATAGTCTTCTCAAGTGGGAAGATTGATTCATCTACTTGGAAGCAAAGTTGAATTACGTCACGAAGAGCAGAAGCAAAGATTGCTTGTGCTGACTTGACCTGTGTATCAAAGGCACCCATAAGAGCCTGTACACCTTGACCTGTGACGATTGATGCGTCAATGTTTCCTGTACGTCCTTCAGGATAACGAGCACCTACACGCATTTCTTGGTTAAGTAGTGTCTGCTCAGTAAATGCACCAGCAGGAATGTTAAGTTCAACGCGACGAACGCCAGCAGGATTTGCTGTACGGATAATTGCGTCTCCACCAAGTTGTAGTTCGTTCACATCTGCTGGAAGAACAATAGGAGCCTGTACAGATTTCTCTGCTGCTTCCATTGCAAGTAAAGCAAAACGGTTACGAAGCAACTGGATACCAATGATGTCATCAAACTGACCACGCATTTCACCATCAACAGATGGCTTCTTTGC